GATTCATGTTAAAGATATTGCAAGAGCTATATGCTACTTGATACCTGATAATTTTAGAGGTATACTAGATATTGGAACTGGTAAGAACAACTCTGTTTTAGAACTAGCAGAGAAAATGAATATGAGTCATCTTCCAATAAAAGAAGATACACCAGGTGAACCAGATTCATTATGTGCAGACATAACAATACTGAAATCTTTGGGTTGGTATCCCACCATAAACATTCTTGATTAGTATGGACAAAAACAAAGCAGCATATAAGTTAAAAGGTGTACCACCAGTTTATTGTATCAACTTAGATGGTGAACCAGAGAGATGGTTGTATATGGAAACTCAATTTAAATATTGGGAGATTGAAAACTATACACGTATCTCTGCATATGATGGTCGTGAAGATGATCTAAGTGATATAATAAAAGGAAAGTATCCAGATAATATGAATTCTGGTGAGGTTGGATGTGTAACATCTCATCTGAAGGCTATGAAAGAGTTTCTTAAAACAGATGAACCTTATGCTTTTATTATTGAAGACGATTGTGATTTTGATCCTGTAAGATATTGGTCATTTACTTGGAGAGATATTATGTCAAAGATTCCTTATGACTTTGATGTATTTCAAACTGCAATCATAAATCCTGGTGCATTGTTTATTAAAATGCATAAGAGATTTGTGAATGATTTTTCAACTGCGTCATATGTAATTACTCGTCATCACGCAGAAAAACTTGTAAGGTTACATTGTCGTGGTGACAAGTACAAATTAGATCAAGGATCAAAACCAAGAGCAGTGGCAGATGATTTAATATACAATTCAGGAAATACTTATTCAATGCCATTACTTTTATATAAGATCGAAATGGGATCATCAATACACGGTGATCACGTTGAAGTATTTCATCGTAGTAGTCATAATGGACTTACGAATTTCTGGAAGAATGATTCAAACAAGATTGAGAATTGGGATGAAATATTTGATTATGATCCCTATATGGGAAGATTACCACCCGAAGAGAAGAAATAGTTTAATTTCGTAACACTTGACACATTATTGATCCCGTGCTACACTAAATACCATTACAGAAGCAAAGGCCCGAAAGATCGTACCCTGCGTTGATGTAAAAATCTTTATGTCGAAAGATTTTCCATCCGCAGGATTTTTTCTTGCGAGATACTATAAAACAAAAATGTCTATTAAGTCTACAATCGCAGCAGCTGCTGCATCTCCATTCCTATTCGCAGGTGCTGCATTTGCAGGCCCATACGTCAATTTGGAAGCAACTGGTTCATATCCTGATGGTGCTTACACATCTGGTGCTCTTGAAGCAGTAGTTGGTTACGAAGGAGCAACAGAATCAGGTATCGGTTGGTACGTGTCTGGTGGCCCAACAGTAACTCACACAGAAGCTGCTGATGAGTTCGGTGATGTTGAGTTCATCGGTTATGTTGGTGGGTCATATGATAAGTTCTATGGCGAATTATCTGCTGTAACTGCAGAAGATGATATTGACTGGGGTGCAAAAGCAGGTGTTAAGTTCACATTCTAAATAGTGCTGAGACCTTTCGTGCGGTCTCTACACGGAACTACTCTAGACCCCTTCGGGGGTCTTTTTATGTCTGGAAATCCAAACAATAAATATTGTTACAGGAGGTAAAGACAAATGTTACACTTATTAGGTAAAGGACAAGCACCAGAATGGGACGAAGAGAAGCATGATATCGAGGAAGTCTTTGCCTTCCTGTGTTATCGTGGAATCCACTATGCAAAATGGGTATGTATAGATGTTATTATGGAGTCTCCTTCTTGGTTTATAAGCAATCCAAGGAAAGAAGATGATCAAGAAACTGATTGAATCTGATGACTATATGCTACACAACAAGGTAAAGTCGTGTAGTTATAATTTAGATCGCCATGAACTATCAAAGACATTAATTGAAAATATGTTATACTATAATGGTGTTGGTCTCTCAGCCAACCAGATTGGTATACAGGAAAGAGCATTTTGTATGATGATTGATGTAGAAACAGAAGAGACAATTACTTGTTTCAATCCACGAATTATTAAAAGTTATAGTAAGGAGGTGGTTCTTGAAGAGGGTTGCCTATCATATCCTGGTGTCTTTCTTGATGCGAAAAGACCAGATTCTGTAGTTGTAAAATATGAGGATGCAAATGGTAAACTACATAAGGAAAAATTAACTGGATTTACATCTAGAGTATTCCAACACGAATATGACCATATGGAAGGGATTGA